CTCGTACCGTGTGGACCGCGATGCCACGCCGGGCGTGATCCGCAACGTCTACAACGGGTCGTGGCCGAGCCACTTGCTCGACCAGAACTCGGTGTCGGTCGCATGGTGGGCTGGCTACGGCGACGCGTCAACCGTGCCGCAGCGTGTCAAGACGGCGATCCTCATGTGCGTCCACGAAATCTACGAGAAGCGTGGCGGCGGCGAGATGCCGGATGCCGCCAAGCGGCTGCTCGACAGCGTGTCGTGGGGGTCGTACACATGACCATCGAAGGCCGCATCGGCATCGACGTGCTGTTCCACGACACGGACGGCACCAACGCCATCAACGTGGTGAGCCTGCAAAACGTCACGGCCATTTCTACTGGCACAGTTGCTGTGGCAAGTGGTGTTGTTGGAACTTCGGCGGTCTCCGTCTTGATTGACCCAACGACATACCGCGATGCGTCAGGCAATGTGGTGTCTTTGACATATGTGAATCAAATCGTGTTTAAGTGTTCGGCAGAATGCTCAGTGGAAGAGTCTTCTGGACGTGCGTGGACACGGTGCGCGGCGAACGGCGTTGTAGTTCTCGGAACAGAGCAGGGAGGCATTGACGGTTTTGTGGTCGGCCCGATTGGTTCAGGCACGGCCACATACACACTCGTCATGTACGGCTCATGAGCATCGAAGGCCGAATCACGGTTGACGCACTACTGCTTGATCGGTCTGGCACCGCGCGGCTGAAAGTTCTGTCGATGGAGTCATCGACCGAGTACGCCAGCGGTCAGGCCATACGAGTGAGCGGCGTCGCGGGGACTTCCGCGACCGCGATCACGTTTGCGTCATACAGAAACTCGGCGGGCGACATCGTCAGCCTCGTCAACACGCGCAAACTAGCCTACGCATGGTCTGGCACGACGCCACGCAAACTAGATGAGGTTGGCGTCGAGGACTTTCGGCTGATGTCGAAGAACAACGAAGTGGCCATGACGAACCTCGACGGAACGCAGCCCACGCTGCAACTGCAATCGCATGAAACAACCGGTGTCTACAGCATCATCATTTGGGCCGATGACTGATGGACGCAGGAACACTCCGCGAGCGCGTAACGGTGCAGCAGGCGACCGAGAATCGGAACCGCCTCGGCGAGACGCTGCTTGAGTGGTCGACGTTTGAGGAGGTGTGGGCAAACGTGCAGGGCGTCACCGCACGCGAGTTGCTATCGGCGGGTCAGCAGCAAGTTGAGATTTCGCATCGCGTTCGGATGCGGTATCTAAGCGGCCTGACGTCGAAGATGCGGCTGTCGTGGCGAGGCCGTACGCTGGAAATCATCTCGATTCTTGAGCACGACAATCGCAGCGTTCACGAACTGATCTGCCAGGAGACAGTCTGATGGCAGTCGCAGGCGTGCGTGTCAGCCTCAACACCGACGAGTTCAAAGGCTTTGTCGAGCAAGTCGGGAAGCTCTTTCCGCCGAAGCAAGCGGCGAACGTGCTGGCTCCGATCATCCGTAAGGCGATCAACCCGCTGGCTCGTCGGCTTCGTCAGATCACGCCTGTGGGGCCGACCGGGAACCTCAAGAACGCGGTAGCGTCCAAAGTGGTTCAGTACGCGCAAGACGGCGTGGCGGTTGGCATCGTCGGCTACACGCGGGCCGGTCGCGGGTCGGCACGCAGCGCAGCGGGCGGCAGCGTGCGAGCGGGGAAGGACCGAGCGTTCCACCAGTGGTGGCTGGAAGCCGGAACGCAACCGAGACAGGTAGCCAAGTTGGCAAACAAGCCATACCAGCGGAAGTCGCCGACCACCCCCTACACCCGCGTCCGCATGGGTAAGCGGGAAACAGTGGTTGGCAAAGGCATTGTTCACTGGGTCAGCGGCCAGAACGCCTACATCGCGTCCTCGTACAACAGGCTCGGGCCGTTCAAGGTTTTGGCAACAAACTCGGACGAAGGTCGAGTTCAGACATACCCGGCGTATCCCAAGGCGTTTTTCAAGAAGTCGAAGACGCCGATCATCATTCCGGCGATGCCGGCGGGCGGCACTTCTGGAAATCCTCCGGTCAACACGGCGTGGCTGGAGACGCAGGCCGAGGTCGCCGCGATCCTCCAGCGGGAGTTGTCGCTGTCGCTGAGTCAGGCGTGGGCCGCGCTGAAGTACCGCGAGTCGGGGACCGCCAACGGTACCGACACGCTCTAGGCTGCAAGGGGACGGGGCGGCGGCGGCATAGTGCCGTATGCCACTCAAAAGCCCCGAGCAGGCCGTCTGCAACGTGCTGGTGACCGACCCGGTCATCGCCCTGTCCGTCGGCTCCCGCGTCTATCCGGTCATCGCACCGGCCACGGCGGACCTTCCGTTCCTCACGTGGCGGCGGTCTGGCGTCCAGCGGCAGCAAACCCTGTCGGGACCGATGGGAACGCCGACGGTCATCATGACTCTCGACATCTACGCCTTGACCTACGAGGCAGTAAGAGACATCGCCGACAAGGTGCGGCGGTCTCTGGATGGCTACGGGGGGACGCCGTCAGACTCGGTAGTAGTGCAGAACGTCAGCCTCGACAACGAGGTGGACGGATTTGTGCAGTTGGCGGGTGGCGATATGCCGCCGGTCTACAGCGTGGCGATGACGTTTTCGATCATGTGGTCCGAGTCGTAGGAGAGACAGCACAATGGCGATTACCCCGCACGACGGAACCGGCACGACCCTGCGGCTCGGTGCCACGCTGTACACCGTCACCAACATCGTCATCACCTACACCGATCCGACCGCCGATCAAGAAAAGATCGACGTATCGCACCTCGGGCTGACCAGCGGCGCGTCGATCCTGACGCAGGACCGACCGCTTCAAGGCTCGACCACCGACACGGGCCGTCAGGTGCAGTTCGACTACCTCGGCAACACGATCATCGCTGACGCCTCGACAGGAACCTGCACGATCGTCACGGGCGGCGTGAGCCTGCTTGCTGGCATCGCGTACACCGTCAACTCCTCGACGCTGACGCTGGCGACGAACGACGCGATCCGGGGTCAGGCGACTGTCCGAATCGCCCGATAAGCCGTGACGGAGGCCCGTCATGGCTATTCCATGCACCGGAGTCACCGTGACATGGAACGGCACGTCGCTTGGAGAGGTATCCAAGATCGACGTGACGCGCGGCGGCGAGTTGCCGCTGGCTCGCGCCAGCGTGTGGACGCTTGACGCTGGGACTATAGAAGTATCGTCCTTTTCCACGGCGCAACTCACGGCGGATCAATACGGCAAGAAGGCCGTTTTCGCAGTGACGGGCGGTGGCCTTACGCTCACCACGAAGGCCATCTGCCAGACGCTCCGCGCGACAGGGACCGTGAACGACGTGACGCGCTACGTCGGAACCTTCAAGATTGTGATGGAGTAACCATGGCCCTGACGGCAGCGGAACTTGCGGCTCAGATTCTTGCGACCGATGACCTCGGAATCCTCAAGGTGACGGTCAAGGAGTGGCCCGGAACGGACGGCAAGCCGATGGTGCTTGGCATCCGCGTGATGACGGTCGGAGAGCGAGACGCGTACGAGCGCGAGTGGATCGGCAAACGCGAAACCGGCATCGACAACTTCCGAACGAAGTTCCTCGCCCGCTGCCTGTGCCATCCGGAAAGCGGCGAGCGGCTGTTCACCGACGAGCAGATCGAGAAGCTCGCCAGCAAGTCGGCGAAGGTTGTCTCGACGCTGTTTGAAAAGGCGATGAAGCACAACGCGATGAGCGAATCCGACGTGGAGGAGTTGGCAAAAAACTAAACATCCGCCCGGCGAGGCAGTTCCTGTTTCGCTTGGCGGGGCATCTGAGCATGACGGTTGGCGACATTGAACGTCGCATGACCACCAGAGAACTCGCGGAGTGGATGGCCTACGCCCGCTACTACCAAGCGTTCCCTGACTCATGGGCCGAAACAGGCCTCATCGTCTCGGCGATGCTGGCACCCTACAGCGAGAAAGGAAAAACCCCCAAGGCAAACGACTTCAATCCGATTGAAATCCCACCGCAGCACAGCATGCAGGCGCGTGAGGTCATTCTGGATTTGAAGAAACAACTTGGCGTCGAGTGATGGCTACCGTTCTCGGACTTGCCGCGAAGATATCCGCTGATGCGTCGCAGTTTTCTGCGGGGCTTACGCCAGCGGAGCGTGCGCTCAAGCAACTTGATGCCGAGGTAGTCAAAGTCACGTCGGTCTTCGACAAGTTTTCTGGCTCAAGCGAAGCGGCCGCCCTGTCGCAGCAGAAGGCTCGCGGCGAGTTTGCCGCGCTTGCTGGTCAACTTCAGCGAAATCAGATCAGTGTCTCAGCGTTCGCGAGCGAGTTCACCAAACTTGGCGATGCTGTCAAAGAAGAGGCCGATGCCTTTGCTCGCGCCGCTGAGATTACGGAGTCAGTGGTCACTCCTGCCGAGAAGTTCCGTGCAAAGATTGCGGAACTCGATGCTCAACTAGAAGCTGGCAGGATCACGTCAGAGACGTATGCGAGAGCCGCAAAAGAAGTTGAGCGAGAGTTTGGCGGACTCGACAAGACGCTAACGGTTGTAGAGGAGCGAACTGGGAAAGTTTCTCGCGTGTTTTCAAACGTGGGCGACTCTTTCAACGCAGTGTCAGGAGCAACAGAAGGAGTAGGCTCAGCGATTCGTGCTATTTCGGAAGCCGGGTCTGCTGTGATTCAACTTGGGTTCGATATTGCTCAAGCGACTGCCGCGTTCAAAGCGTTCAAGTTTATCACGGAAAACTACAGCGTGCCGCAGGGCATACTCGGGATTGCACTGAACCTCGGCAAGTTCTTGACGGTGATAAAAGTTGCCGAGGTAGTCGCCGGTCAGTTTGGTGCCGACCTGAGCGGAGTTGCCGACGCAGCCACTAAGGCAAGCATCGCGTTTGCCGGATTCAAGATCGGCGGGCTGATTGGCCTCGACAAGGTTCTTGCGCCAACGATTACGGCACTTGGCACGGCACTGCCTGCTGCTCTTGCTCGCGTTGGAGTTCCATTCGCGGCCACTAACCTTGCGTCAGCAGCACTCTCTGCTTCATTCACGCGGCTTCTTGCATTTTCGATTCCGGGGTTTGGTCAACTTGCGGCGTCTGTTTATATCGCCGCTAAAGCGTTCGCCGGTTCTCGCGATACGGCCGACGCGCTTGCTGCTAGCGTTGCAGAAGTCACCAAAGAAGCGACGCGACTTGGGGTCACATTCCAAGACTTGCAGATTCAAAAACTTTTGGATGCTGGCAGAACTCGCGACGAGATTTTGCAGTTAGGGCTGGCGTTGTCATCTATCGATGCTCGCCAACTTGATGACCTCGCGTTTGCAAACGAGCGAGCCGCTCAAGCCGCACAAGACTCGCAGACGGCTATTGGAGCAGTTGCCCAGACGATCTCTAAAACATTCGTCGGAGCGTTCACTGCGTTGTCTGATGGTGTCGCCAGCGTATCAGAAGGTTTTACAGACCTTGTTTCTGGAATCAATGCAGTTGCCGATCCCATCGCTGGAGTCCTGCGGCCGTTTTTCACGCTTATCGGAACCGGCGTGCAGGCGGTTCTTGAGTTAGTCGGTGCCATTGGGTCTGTCGCAGGAGCCGTCCTGCGGTTCTCTGGTGTGCTGCTAAAGATCGGTCTTGCCCCTGTCATCGTTGGCTTCAACAGATTTGCAGACACGATCCGCACGGGAGTCGGGGCGGCATTTGAGTGGTTCACCGAGCAGATGGAGTT